ATCGCCAAGTAGACAAAGGCCCCAAGGCGCGAGACGCGAAAAGTCATATTCTGGCGTAATATGTGGCGGTACTTCTCCACGAATATGGGTAACCAATATATCGCCTTCCACATATTGCGGAAGATTATCCGTTTGTACTTCTCCGTAGGGAAAGAGTTGAAATGATTGATTACCCACAGTCGCACGTCCGTTTTTAGTATATACATAGACGTTCTCATTTTTAATAGCATTCTTTTCTGTAAGATGTTCAAAGAAAGATTCTCCTTTACGAGTAGCTTCATGATTACCGGGGATGATGAGTGTGGGAATTGTGACGGAATTGATATATGATAGAAATAGTGAGATTTCATCTGGCTCTGGTTTTTTATCAAAGATGTCACCAGCAATCACATGTACATCTACACGTTGTTCTAGTGCAATCAACTTCCGAAACATTTCACGGAATCTAGCTACTTGCCAATCGTATGGAACCTTCTTTTTGTGAAGATTGATGTGCCAATCAGCACTGCATAAAATTTTAATCATCGAGTTCTCCAAGATAAGTATTCTTTGATTTTAGGTAAAGTATCTTCACTTAACAAAATATATTCATTCATAAAGTATAATTTTATACCACAAGACAACGCTAAGTCTAATAAATAGTTTCTTCGAGACTCGTCTTCTGGTAGCGAGTGAATTGAATACATTACTATATCATGCTTTTGCAAGATTAACGATTCTAAGATCGGTAGATGAGTAGCACCTTCATTTTCTACTAGTCTCATTGAGTATTGTATATCCTTTTCTTTACACCACTGTTCTATAAAACTAGTTTGTAGGTAGTTCGGAATTGTCACGTCTAACCAAGAATTACAACTAGTATATAAAACACAGTGAACAAAGTCTGGTTTTTGCTGCACATAGTCGCCTTCAATCCTAAAGAAACCACCAGGAAGTCGTTGATGAAATGGTTCTCCTTTTAAAAGAACATGCCAATCAATAGCAAGTCTAGTTACTGCAGTTTCGTTATTAATATTGCCGTGAAGATGTGACTGATGAAATAGATGAGCTTGTCCGGGTTTTAGCGTCACGGCACAAGCTACTTTCATACACTCTGCTTCAAACTTTGCTTGTGACCACTGTTCATTTATATAAGCATTGCTAATTTTATCTGACTCTTTATGATCAACTACCCACATAGAGTTAGAATCAAAGGTGTTTGTTAAAGGCATCCAGATAGTTCCTTGCCCTAAACCGTTAGAATAGAAAGTTCCTTTATGAAAGTTAAGCAGCCTACCTAACTTCGCTTGATTAGGAACTACTAGATTAAGCGTAGGAAAACGTTTAATTAAATAATCATGGTCACCGATGAGTGGTTTAATGTATTCTTCTGCAAACGCATCGAACAATTTTCCAAACTCTGCAGAACCAAAAGCTTGTTGCACTACATTTGTGATTACAGCTAAGTCTTCAGGCTCAACCGCTTCATGTATTTGATCTAGTTGATCGATGCGTGGAAATTGCTCTTTCATAACTTCCTTAACCATCGCAGGAAAAGGATACTTTTCTAAATTGTAATTAAGAGTGGAATTATTGAAATTACGAGTTAAATGAGAATTTATCACTTCATTTCCTTTAGTTTTTGAAGTTGCCATTGCTGAAAAAATATGCTAATTTATGTTTTATAGTTAGTGAATAGCGTTACACCGTAGGTGAAAAGCTGTGGAACAAGGCATGGAACACTATGTTGTAGCTGGTGTCTCGTAGAGACGCAGCCAGGGCAACGGAGTTGCCCAAGCGTCACGTCACCCGTGTGTCTAAATTTCTAAATACTGAAAATCTTGTGTGTACCATATAGCAAAAGTATATCTTTCACCGCTCGTTACTTTTGTTACCCCATGTATATAATGCTCATTAGACGGAAAAACTAATAGCGTATTAGCTACTGGTTTATACGCCCAGTCAAGTCTTGGGAAGTATATCTCTCCTCCTGAATACTGGTCATTTACGTAGTAAATAGCAGACCAAGTTCTAAAGGAAGTAGGATGATTATCTTGATTACCATCGGGCCAAGAATTATCTGAATGGGCAGTCATTTCTCTTCCTACTTCCCACTTAGTTAGTTCAGTGTTATCTGGAAAATGCAATTCGCCTGTATACTCATGAATAAGCTTTTGCCCTAAAAACCTACAAAAATTCATGTAGGTTTTAAAGGTCTGTCTTACTTCATTTTGTGCGTCAAGTAGTTTAAAAGGTATAGTTCTACCCTCAAACTCTTTGATTGTTTGAGCTTTAGTAAAATAAGGGTTTTTAAAAAGATGTTTATTTGAGTCAATAAACTTACATAAACTAGGCCAATGATATTCATCCTCTAAAACATCACTCTGAATTATGATTTTTTCTAGACATTTTATTCGTTCTTCTCCTGTAATAGGGATGAGTTCATAGGTTTTACTGTCTTCCAATAATCTTTCCTACATCGCCCTCAAACGTGTAGCTCCCAACATGATTAAGTTTTGTATTTGGATCTAACCAAATTTCTCCTCCAAGTTTTTGCCATCTACGACAGAAAGTATAGTCTTCTGATAGATAACGATTATCATCAGGATCTAACCATGTATCAAATAATGCATAACAATATTTATTAAATTTAGGGTCGATATTTGAATCATTGCGATAATGAAGTTCTGGATAAGCTTGCATCATTTTTTCAAATACTTCTCGTTTTACCAAGAAAAACCCAGTTGAAGCATCTAAGACTTCTACAGCACCATTTTCAACTCGAACTTGTTTCTTTTCAATATCTTGAAACTTAAAGTTGATTGCATACTGTACAGGGAGAGCTTTTTTAGGGTAAGCTGCTGCCATAATTGGTTTGTCGTAAGCTAATGCCCGAAGAATAGAATCAGCATCAAATTCGATATCAGAGTCAATAAATAAAAGATGTGTACAGTCTGATTCTAGAAACATAGCAGTAAGGATGTTTCTAGCACGTGTGACCAGTGATTCATTACGCAAAGTCGTAACCCTAAAGTTAATGCCATGTCTCATTAGAGTTTGAGAGGCTCTAAACATTGACAAGAAGTACTGGTCTGTTAGCATGCCCCCATAACAAGGGGTAGCAAAGAATATATTATATTCTCTAAGTTTTTCTAAATCAATTGTAGCTTGATTTCCTTCTACAGCTTTGAAAGCACCGAAAGAACGCTCCTTCGGTGCCTCCTCTGTAGCAGAAGGCTTTTTCATATCTGCTAAAGATTTTTTCATCAGGCTAGATCATCCACATCTTCTACTGGTTTAAACTCGTCGGAAACGTCTCCGGCGAAGTATGCGGTATTTTGTAATAACCATTCTTTTTGCTCATCGTATGTTGACGCTTATAAATTTTGCTCAAATCAAACAACTCAAGCTCTTTCTCTGCATCAGTTAGAGGCGAGTTATTACGCGCAGGAATGATTGAATACTTCACGTTTTGAGGAAGTGGTCCTGTTTTTTCTTTTTTGATGGTAATATCATAACCGTTACCGGCATCAGCAGGATTACCATAGTCAGGATTTGTTGCATAGTCTACAATTTGTGAATAGATAGTTGCACGAAGATCAAAAAGTTTAATCTTATTATCAGAACGATCAATCACATTGCATACATAAGAAAATTGTGGCTTATCAGAATAGATAGCTTCGTCAATTTCTTTGAAAGGGTCAGGAGCAGAATTATCAAAAGATTCTGTCTCACGACTAAACTGAAGACATTCTACAGGCATCTTCTTACCTTCTTTTGTTACTACCCAGTAACAGTAGCGCGGCATTACATCTCCGACTAATCTCACTTTAGTATCTCCAATACTGAGAGGCAGTCTTTCGATTTCTCTGCGTTGTTGGTTGCCAGAGGATTGTTTTCCTTTGGCTTGATCCCATGCGACCATTTTTGTTTCTCCTTTGTTGTTCGTAAGAACTTAAGTGTAGGATTTCCTCGAAAACGAGGACTCTGGTAAAAAATAAATTTTATCACCCTTTGTTTCAATGTAGGGGCTATTAATATCTTTTCTTATATAGGTCTTAGCGATGTAATCTTGAGCTTCGCTAATTCTTCTCATAGAAAGAAGTTGTAGATACTCTATTTTCTTATTGATATCTACATTATGAGTCAAAAACCAAGGATTTTTAAAAAAACTCATTGGCTCTATTGTTTTGTAGTTGCAAACCAGTCTATCTTTTTTCTGCTCCAATAGACCAGCGGTAAATAAAAACATAGGAATATGATTTATATTTAGTGCTTTCATTAATCCTTTAGTTGTTCTAGCATTATACAACTTAGTTTGTGCAAATGCCAAGATAAGAATGGCTGCTTGATCTTTTCTTGCCTTTGATGTTAGTTCATACCAGTTAAAGTATGTAATATCCACGTTGCTTGTACCACTCTAAACGCTTAGTTTGTTGTCTAGCTACTATTCCACCAGAAAGCCACCAATCTACAATCATGGGAACTTGCTTATCAGGGTGTTCACGAATGATACGACCAATTCGCTGTTCAAGCTTAATAGGATTATTAGAAGGACAAGTAAGATACAATGTATCGAGCCTATGACAACTAATCCCTTCATCAAAAAGTTTTGTTGATAGGACTGCTTTATACTTTCCTCCAACCCCCGAAAGAACATCTTTTCTAGTTGATTCATCAGTTTCTCCAATTAAACATATGCTATCAGGAATTAACTCCTGTAAATCTTTTAACATTTGTACTCTTTCGCCTAAGATAAGAGGACAACGACCAGTGACTATCTGACTTTTAGCAAAATTGGCGATAGCTTTCAAGTAATCTTTGTTGCCGCAAAGTTTGTTCAACTGGCGCGACCAGTCTCGTTTTGGATCGATTACTGGAAATCGGAAGTCTGTGCGTTTAATCTGAACTACTGGATCTTGCAACTGCCTTGGGTCACGAGCTTCTACCATATATGGTGAAAAGTAATCTGCGAGATATACATGCTTTCCATCTTTGCGTTTTGGTGTAGCAGAAATACCTATTTTAATTTTTGCGTTCAGTGAGTTAAGTGCTGTTGAAAACATCTCAGCAGGACAGAGGTGTGCTTCATCAACTAGTATAGTCGAGAAAGCATCTTCTAACTCATCTCGTCTATTATACACAGATTTATAAATACCTACTGTAATATCTTGAAGATCAAAAAGCCCATCTCCGATTTTACCTATTTTAGCTGAAGGAAGTTGTCTTTCAAGCTCTTCAATCCACTGACGAAATAAAAGCTTTGTGTGAACCATAACAAGAGTTTTAGTATTGTTTTTAGAGATGATTTCACAACCTGTGAACGTCTTTCCCCAACCACAAGGAGCCTGTAACATGCCAGAACGCGCACGCCCACGAGAAAAAAACTTATCTACTACTTCTTGTTGTTCCCAACGCAGAGTCCCAATAAAATCGTGTGATTCTTCCATCTGAACAAAGTTTCTATCATCTTCAATATCGTCCCATTCAAGTTTATGATAAGAATTTGACGGTACAATATAATATTCATCGTCTTCTACTATTGTAGAAAGAAACTCATCACCATTATCATACGTATATAAGGATAGTAGATGATCCTCGTCAAAAACATCTTCTTTTTTGATATAGATTTTTTCAGCAAGATAAATCTTTTTAACATGGGCTTTTTTCATCTTGTTGCCATCATTGTCAAGGTAAACCCACAAACTCTTAGCTTAAACTTACTACCAGGTTGTTGTTCGTAAACTATTATCTTAGCTCTTTTTCCGCCTGTTTTTTCATATACGCAATCATACTCTTCAGGTAAAGTCACACCACCTCTTTCAAGAGTCCACTTGATGTCTTGTTTTAATTCTTCTTTATAGCCATCATCTATCCAACTTCTAGCTAACGCTTTACCGAGTATATCAGGAAGTTTTTGTTTTACCTCGTCTCTAGACATAAATTTGATATCTTCTTCAACTAACCTATAATAGGGAATAATTTTATCACCTCTATACAAAACTATAGCAGTACTCATAATAATATCTTCTTTCTTATATTTTTGTCTTTGTCATCTAAGGTAATATTTTTTATATACCACTCATTATTAACACTAATAAGTGTAGCGTAAATCGTATCTTCTGGAAATTCTAAGGTTTCGTTTGTAGGTACCTTAAAAGGATAAGATATTTTTTCAACCCAAATCAAATTTTCTTTTATTTTAGTGATAGGTTTTTTTATAGAAACATGGTAATTTCTTTCTGATAAATCAAAAGGCATAGCTTTTGAATCCATCCCCCATAAAGGACGTTCAAATATTAACTGCTGTATATCTTTACAGGTGCAATCAAATTGAAGCCTGTTATTTAGCTGCAAAAGTCTAGCAAAGTAATCACCCTTTAGGGATTTATCGTCTACTGTCTCTCTATGGCTAGACAACGTTCTATTAATATATATCTTATCAAGAGTAAATGATATATTTTCTGGTTTTTTGTATAAACCAAAAAAAGGAAACTCTATATCTTTAAACGTCTGCAAGCTCACCCCAACTAGGACCAATCTCAAAATCTACTTTAATAGGACATCCTGGAATTGATAGTCCTCTATCAGTTTGGATACAGCGACGAGCATTTTCAATATATTCTTCAACTAAATCTTCTCTTACCTCTGCAACAATAGAATCATGAACAACTGTAAACGGTAAGATAGCATCAAGATAATCATTATCTTCAATCCACTTTATCAGATCAACCACTCCTAAAATATTAATATCAGAGGCAACAGATTGCACTAAAAAGTTTACTCCAGATCTAATTGCATGTTTTGCTACGCCTTGATTTGGTGATTTTGCTTCTGGTAGCCTGCGTTTACGACCAAAGAAAGAATAGATAAATGCATGATTCTCAATTTGTTGATTTGAGGCATCAATAAACTTTTTCAATGCTTTAGCTTCTGAGAAGTATTTATTGATAAACTGTTTTGATTGTGGAACTGAGATTTCTTCTCCTGGTTTAGCGTCTTTATTCACAGTTTCCGCAATTTTCGCTGGTCCTGCTTGATACATGATTCCAAAAGTAATAGCTTTTGCATATTGTCGCTCATTTGGGTACTGCTTTTTAACCTCGTTAACCTCAACTGGCAGGTTGAACATTTGCTTTGCAACATACGAGTGAAAGTCGAGTTTATCAATAAAAGCTTTTTGTAAAAACTGGTCTCCAGAAAGCATAGCAGCATAATACACCTCTGCTGTACCAAGGTCACATTGGATAATTTTGTACCCAGGACGCGCTCTGAATAGTTTTTTGATGTCTTTATTATCTCTCGGAATATTTTGGTAGTTGAGATTACCGCTAGAAGACAGCCTACCAGAGGTGGTACCGTGAATATTAAAACCTGATCTAAGACGCCCATCATAGTCCACTCCATTTCTAATGTTTGAAATATATGTACCAGCAAGCTTAGTCTTTTCTCTCAGATCAAGAATAGCGTCTGCAAGAGGGTGTCCCATATTAGCTAGTACTTCTTTGTCAGTAGAGGGGGCTCCAGTTTCTGTTTTCTTTGTTACTTTCATATTTAGAATATTAAAGAATAGTTCACGAAGATGATATGTAGAATTTGGATTAAAATCTTTACCTTGTGTTCTTTCGAATCGTTGAACAGCTTCACTCATCATTATTTCTTCAAGGCACTCTTCCATATCGATAGTATACTGCTCTGTAAGATGAGCTACCTGTTCTGTATCAACTGGGCCACCATTCTTTTCTAGCCGTTTCATTGCGTGAGTCGCTGGCATCAAAATAGTTTTATAAAGTTTGTTAAATTCTTCACTTTTTTGTACTAGCGGCTTGAACTTCATATACAACTGAAAAGTAGCATCTGCATCTTTACAAGCATAAGGAGCAAGAATATCACTAGGTAACATACCATAATTAAAATCGGCAAGCTTTACCTTGTTCTTACGTGCCCATGACTTTTTGTAGTCATCTAACTCTCGTTCATAATCACCAAGATCTGTAAATCTAAGAGCAAGAGGCTTAAGACCATGTGTTCCGACAGCTTCTTCAAGACAATAGTGAAGTAACATTGTGTCTTCATAATCAGGAAACTCAAATCCAAGCTCTGTTTCCATATAGTTAGTATCAAACTTTGAGTTATGGAAAATACATTTACGATTTACAAATAGCATATGAAACCATTGTTTGTTTGCGTTTACAATGTCAATTGATACATACAAACCTTGGTGTGGTCTTGTTGATATAGCAATACCAAGAATTGTGCCTGTCATGGGTGATACTGATGTAGTTTCAATATCAACTACTAGGGTTGGTGCATCTTCTAGTTCTTGTTTATATTTAGCAAACTGTTCTGCCGTTTCTATAAAGCAGTAGTCTTTTTCGTGTGTTACTAGATCCTCGCCTGATAACAATTTTGGTATTTGAGCAAAGGCACGTTTAATTTCGTCTTCAAGTTGTGGTTTGATGATAGTTATATTTGGGTGCATGATTGGAAGATATTTCTTCTCAATAAACACGCCATTATATTTTTGAATGCCTGTCATACCTGCTACATACTTAAGCGAGTCTGCCCCTATGGGACATAAAATTTTATAGCTTTTTAACTCATCCATGTCTAAATCTAGATCTTTCTTCAAGATCTTGTCTTTATCTCCTGAATGTAAAAATTTTACATCATAGTCTACTCCTGCCAGATACTTATCGATAACTTTGTTTGGATCTTTTTCTGCAGTGCTTGGAAAAACAAAACATACTTCACTCATTTATAAAAATCCTTCCACAATAATGGCAATCAGCCCTGTTATTCTTCAGTTTATAGTATACTATAGGATGGTCATTAGCGCAAGAGACAGTTTCAGTTTTTACCTTAACTATGTCCGTTTTTTTAGGCGCGGATTTTTTATTGAATAAATCATCTCTAGGTAAGCCGCTCATTTTAAAAAAGCCTCCGCTTGTCTTTGATTTATATCGCCAGGGTCAGTCCCGATTGGCAATTTTATATTTCTAGAATATATGTCTCTCGAACTGAGAGCATCCGCAATCTTTGTTGCAGCCATTTGCCCAGGAGCATCAGGGTCCATCATAATATCAACTCTTGTAACGCCGATTCTATCTAGTATCTCAAGTTTTTTTCTACTAAAATTAGAAGCACCAAAAATACATAAAGTGTTTTTATATCCTAGTTGCCACATATTTAACATATCAAATATGCCCTCTACAAGAATTACATAATTAGTATTTTTAATTTTATCTAAAGGAAATACAACATCTGACACAGATGCTCCTTGTGGTCTCCTATAGTATTTTACTTTACCAGAAACCATCCCTGCATATCTTCCTTCTATAAACTTAAGTTTACCAAATTGATAGACAGGTATGCAAATGTAATCTTTCAAGCCAAGGTGTTGAGTTGTAAAAGCTTGAAACTCTTTCATAACAGCACCGCTTATACCTTTAAATTCTCCGTTATAAATATGTCGCTCAGTTGGTAGTTGAATATCATCTTGTTCGATGACTTTTCTAATTTTATCTTTTAATTTTTTGATCTTATACGGTTGCTTACTGTCTACATCAAGTATGACCGTTTCTCCAATAGACTGCATAAACTTCGTGATTCCTCCTGAGAAACCACAACTCCAGCAATGAAATATGTTTTTTTCTAAATTATAAGATAGGCTTGGAGATTTATCACTGTGCTGCCCACTAGTGCAAGAAATAAGAATTTCTTCTGGATTATTAGTTTTTCTATACTCAATTCCACGTGAGTTTAATAAATCAATCAAATCCATTTATCTACCTAAAAGAAGTTTTCTGCTGTTATCAAGAAATTTACGGTCTTCTGGAGTAAAACAGCCCCAAAACCTAAGTAGTCTTAGGTATAAGTCCCAAACTTCTTGAGGTTGTTTTTTATAGTACCTAGTTTCAATCATTTTTTTAAACGTGTTTAGTCTCTTGTTCATAGGTCTTT